GTGTATATCAAAAATAATAAATTTTAAATTAAGAAAAAAATGATTTTATTTAGAAACGACCCATTTATTAGATTTGTTGATGAGTTCTTCGAATCAAAGACTCAACCAACACAAAGTGGATTTGTAAATGTCCATAAATCGGAAAATGAAGTAGGATACTCTTTGGACTTTGTAGTGCCGGGACTAACTAAAAATGACTTTACTATAGTTGTTGAGGAGGACTTACTTAAGATTTCATACGAGAAACCCGAAGAGTCGGAAGGATTCGTTGGTTCATTTGAACGTACTTACACTTTACCTGAAGATGTGAATGATAAAAAGATCGAGGCAAAAGTGGAAAATGGGGTTTTAAGTGTTAAAATCCCAAGACTAAAAAAGAAAAATACTCAAAGAACCATATCCGTATCCTAATTATAAACCCCCAATTCGGGGGTTTATTTTTTATGTGATATTTATAATATACATCAGACAAACTTGATTTTATGATGATTAATTGTTATATTTAAGATATAAACAAAATATAATGGCAATAACATCGGAAAAAATCAACGGAAAGGAGATTATTGTAGAAATACAATCGTCTAATTTACAGTCTGCGTCTTATAATACTGAAGACGAAACACTACAAATCACTTTTAAGAGTGGGGGTGTTTATGAGTATTATAAGGTTCCGTGGGAAAAGTTTACAAAACTTCGATTAGCGGAATCTCAAGGAAGATTTTTCAATATGAATATTGGGAAATCATATGAGTACAAAAAACTGAAATGAAAAACATTCAGATAGTTGATGAGTTAATTGAGGAAATAGGTAACAATAAAGAGATTGTAAAATCTTTTGAGGTTAGAGATTCACTGTCTTCCGATGTCTTTAAAGAGGAGGATGGTGAATTTTTTATGCACGAAGAAATCAGAAGTAGACTTTTAGAGGTTACGGAAAAATTTATGGACTATCTCGATATAGAGTTTTTCATCCATGACGTAATCCTCACAGGATCTCTCGCAAATTACAATTGGTCAAAGTATTCGGATGTGGACTTACACATTCTAATCGATTACGATGAAACAGAATATAATTTAGACCTACTAAAAGGATTCTTTGACAGTAAGAGAAGTTTATGGAATAAACAACATGAAATAACAATTAAAGGATTCGATTGTGAGATATACGTCCAAGACGTTAATGAGAAACATCACGCATCGGGTATATATTCCGTACTCAACAATAAATGGTTAGTTACTCCCGAAAAAACAGTACAGTCAATCGATAAGAGTTTAATCATTAAAAAGGCATCAGAGTTTGAAGATAGGATAGAAGATATTGAATCAAAATTCAATGGTGGTGATGACGTTACAGATGAAATAAAATTACTGAAACTAAAATTAAAAAAGTTTAGACAAACAGGTTTAGATACGGGTGGTGAGTTTTCCTATGAGAATTTAGCATTTAAATTACTTAGAAGGAATGGATACATAGGTAAGTTATTAGATGTTCAAACCAAGTCTGCGGATAAGAAATTATCCATAACACAACAGTAAACGATATTTTTTTCTCGTTATTGTTGTATTTATAATATAAGAATAAGTTATTAACAAATATATTAATATGTCAGATCTTAGACCATTAGGTAGTGAAAGACTACAAGGTGACGAAAAAATTAGGAGGATTATGGAACTTGCCAATTATGGTAGGTCGGATAAATCCGTAATTAATGAGTCAAAAACAAAGACAGGTATCGAATTCCTAAAAGAATCTGAAAACGGTGTATATGGTATCGTAAAAGAAAAAGACGGATACTATGTGAAAAAAGGTTTAACCGAAAATTCATTAGATTACATCGGAGGGATTTTTATGAAAAATAAAAATAAATTTTCTTCTTACTCAGAGGCATTAAAAAGATTAGAGTTGATCAGTGGTCAAGAATCATTGAATGAATCCAAAAAGTATGTATTGAAAAGTAAGTCGTCTGCACCTGCAGAACCTGTCGCAGATGCACCTGTAGAAGATTTACCGGCAGAAGAACCTGTTGTAAGTGACGCACCTGTAGATGACGCACCTGTGGGTGACGCACCTGTAGATGATGCACCTATTGATGATCTTCCACCTGCGGATGATTCAGTATCAGATGAGGAAGGTGAAGAAGAAGGTAAGAGATCAGACTACATGGCTGAGGTACAAAAGTTCTCAGGTAAATTAGGTCAAGCACTAAGAGATGTTAAAGAAAAAATGATGAGTGATGATATTAAATATGTCATTAACATGGTTCTTTCGGCAGTAGATTTAGATGCACTTGACGAAGAAGATAGAGAAGATATCGCAGAAAAATTTGAACCTAAAGATGAGGAGTCATTTGATGAACCATCAATGGGAGATGATATGGATGATATCCCATCTGCGGAGGATGATGTCGATAGTGAGGTAGATACCGAAATCGACGAGATAATGGCAAAATTAGAAAGTTTTGTTGATGCCCCTGTTGAGGAAGAGTCGTCTGAAGAATCGTTAGACGAAAAATCTATCGAGGATTTCGCAGATTTAAGTGTAAAACACGAAGAAGTTTCAGAAGAGGAAGAAGATAGTTTAGAAGAAATCGACTTAGAAGAACTCAAGGGAGAAATCAACAAACACGTTGATGCCACATTGAGTAAATATTTTAAGTAAGATGAGACTAATCTATATCAATGAGATTGGTTCTGACTATAAAGGTCAGAAACAATATGAATTTATCTTCAGTGATCAGACTGAATTTGATATAGAAGAATGGTATCATATCCCTGCCTCAACATACCCCGAATCATTATCGCCCGATTTAGAGTACGTTAGTTTAGTTGGTGTCTTAAAGAACAGTGACATTGAATTAGATTTAGTACAAAAATCAGACTACTTCGGTATTATCGATGCCGTTGATGGTGTTATTTCATTAGGGTGGGAAAAATTTGATTATGAAAGTGAATTTGAAAGACTCACATTCTCATTTGGGGAAAAATTAGATTCAGTAAACACTAAAATAGAATCAAGAGGATTTCACCTAATAAAAGAAGAATTAAATTTCAATATAGGATTATGAAAAGAAAAGACGTTATCAATAAACTTTTAGGTGAAGGATTAAGTTTAGAATTCCTATCAAACCTTACAGATAAACAAATAAATGAGTTATCTGATAGATTTATTTCTGAAGCAACGATTGAAGTACCTGCGGAAAAAATAGATCAGGTAAAAGATAAGTTGGGTGACGACGATGTCTTAAAAGTCACTGAAGAGGATGAGGAAGTTGAAGAAGCGTCCTCTCCATCTCAACAAGCAGCAATTGCAATTTCAAAAAAGAAATCAGGAAAGAAACCTAAAGAAGAAATGAATGAATGGGTAGAAGGGGTTGTTTTGAAAAACTACCACCCTGAAATAACCACCAAAAAAGAAATCTATGAAATGATCGGTTCTCTTAGTGATAGTGCGGATAGTTTAGTTGCAGCAAAAAACATGTTTAGTGTAGACGAACAACAACCATCCCCATCTAAACCTGATACAGACGCACCCGTAAGAGAAAAACCAACAACAAGGCCGGGTAAACCGAAAAGAGAGAATCCGTTCGAACCAAAACATAAACCAAAACCTAAAGCAAAATTACCTAAAGAGTTAAGTTTTTCAGGTTTGGGTCTTGATTTAAAAATGGCAGCAGAATGATAACAAAAAAAGAATTACTCGAAGCAGTAAAGGGAATAAAAGAAATGCCCATGGATTATGGTGATAATCCTGAAAGAATAGAACCGGGTCTCGAAGATAAATTATCATCGAAAGAAACACCATTCAAAGACAATCCCGCATTCCCTGATCAAGAACCTGAAGGTTTACCTTCTAATTGGGAGGAACTATTAGCGTCTCAAAGATTTAAAGACGTAATTGCAAAGGTTAAAAGATATACGGGTCAAGAAGGTAATGTGACTGACCAAAACACATTAATGCAATTGATGTCCACAATGAGACAAATGTTGAATAGTGTTTTACAGTTTGAATCAGAAAATAAAGAGTACTTAGAAAACTTAGCGGTAGAATTGGTTAAGAAGGAGATGTCTTTACCTGAGGGAGCTCTACAGTTTGATGCCAAATTAGTTGGTTTAGGACAAATAGATGGTGAAGGTTTCCAACAACAAGGTGAAGATCCAAGTGAAGAGGAAATCGAACAACAATTTGGTGTTAACCCTGAAGAGGCAGAAGACGATGTTGAAGATTTCATCGATGCGTTTGAAAAGTTTGATCAGGAGACCGCAAAAAGACGTTTCATTAATGCGTTAATTCAGGGGGCATCAAAAAAGGGACATTATATGTTCGAATTGGTTGCTGATCAATTAACAGAGAGAAACCCCAACATTGTTAATCAATATGGTATCCTAATGTCCGTTAATGATTTAATGTATTGGGTTTTACCTGATGGAATGTTAGAACAAGGAATGAGTGGTGGTAATTTCGCCGGTAAAGAAGAAATCAACACAGAAACTGACCCACCAACAGTAGTTGCAAGGGCGGTATTTTTCCCCGCACTAATTCATGAAGTGATTAAGGGTGTTATGGAGATTATGGGTACACAAGGTTTACCCGATGACCCAAGATCTGCGGAAATGGTAATGTCCAAAACTGATACTTTACCTGCGGAAGTGTGGGACCTTAGATTGGGACCTACTATTTGGAGTAAGTTTAGAGAGTCATATCCTGAGAAACTCATGGATGATGATATGAAACATATTCAAAATTATTTATTCTCGAGATTTTCGGCATTAGATACTCAAGAATTTTTCAAGGTGTCAAAGGAAATATTAAAAGGAAGTGATTTAGGTAAAGATATTTTAAGTAAGATGGTTGATCAAATCATTTCAGATTTACAAAATGAAGACTACGAAGAAGATCAATACAACAAAGAATTCGGAAATGAAGAAGACGATGGATTAAAGGGATTCCTCGGTTCGTTAGGGATTGGATTATCACCTCGTGACGACTCCGATGATGGTCCCGATATGGACGATCGTTATGATGACGATATTGAAGTATAACTCAAAGTGGTCAACACGACCACTTTTTTTGTATTTATAGGATATGGATAAGAACAAACTATTACAACTTAAGGAGTATGCCAAGATCATGAAAGATACTCCATATGCGTTGAAGACATATCTACAAACATACGATAACACACAAAAGAAGTATGTACCGTTAGAGTTATTTCCTGATCAAATTGAATTGATTAATGATTATGATAACTATAACGAAAATATCACTCGTAAATATAGACAGGCGGGTGTATCTACAGTGACAGCGGCGTGGTTATCCAAGAAGATACAAACCGCAAGTCCTGACAATCCTGAGAGGATATTGATCATTGCGAATAAAAGAGATACGGCCATCGAGATGGCGAACAAAATACGTGGATTCTTAGATCAATGGCCTGAGTGGATAAATGTTGGGTTTTCACCTGATAAAAATTCGGAGAGTCGTTATAGAATGAATAACGGTTGTGAGGTAAAGGCGGTTGCGACATCTGCGGATGCACTCCGTGGATACACACCAACAGTACTTGTATTTGATGAGGCGGCATATATTGAAGCGGGTGAAGATTTTTGGGCTGCGTGTATGGCATCCTTATCAACAGGTGGTAAGGTGATTCTCATTTCCACACCAAACGGATATGATCCAATATACTATGGTGTATATGACCAAGCGTTAAGGGGAATGAATGACTTTAAAATCACCGATTTAAGGTGGTTTAAAGATCCTCGTTACGCAGGTGACCTTAAGTGGTTAAAGGTTGATGATATCATTCATTACATGTTAAATAGGGAACAGTATAATGACGGGGAGATTACTTTAGAGGAAGGATGGCAACGTTATGAAGAACTACTCGAAGAAGGATACAAACCCTATTCTCATTGGTTTGAGAACATGGCTAAAAAATTCAAATACGATAAGAGAAAAATCGCACAGGAATTGGAGTGTGATTTCCTTGGTTCAGGGGATGGTGTTATCCCAAATGACATTCAGGAAAGAATTAGAAAAACGATGATAAAGGACCCTGTAGAAAAATACATGCAGGGCACGATGTGGATGTGGAAAGAACCTGTGGAAGGTCATAGGTATATAATGGGTGTCGACGTTTCAAGAGGTGATAGTGCAGATGCATCTTCTATCTGTGTGATTGATTTTGACGAAAGAGAACAAGTTGCGGAATATGTTGGTAAGATACCACCCGACGACTTAGCGTCTATCGTGTATAAGTGGGGTGTTTTGTATAAGGCATTTGTCGCAACAGATATAACAGGTGGTATGGGTATTGCAACTTCTCGTAAACTACAAGAAATGGGTTACAAAGACCAATATATAGATGGAGTTAATTCCATGAATATGTGGCAATACAATAAGAAAGCGCAAGAGAAAATACCCGGTATAAACTTTAATAATAAGAGGACACAAATCGTTGCGAGTTTTGAGGAACAGTTAAGACATGGGTTTGTGGTTAGATCATCAAGATTACTTAATGAGTTAAACACCTTTGTTTATATTAATGGTAGACCAAACCACATGAAAGGAGCACATGATGACGCTATCATGGCTATGGCAATTGCGATGTATGTGGGGGATATCTGTTTTACCCAATTAAAGAGAAATGATAGTGCGAATAAGGCGATGTTAGATTCGTGGGTTTTATCCGAAAGAACCTACGAACCGAAAAAATCGTTTTACTCACATGGAACCGCGTTTGATGCGGTGGGTTCAATGTCAATGGACGGACAACCAAACAACCCCTCAAACAATAATTTATCGAGAGAACAGTACCAAGAGTACTCGTGGTTGTTTGGTGGTAAATCTAAACAACTTTAAAATGTCGAAAAAAAAACGTATATTATAAAGTTTAATATTTATTAGTATGGCTCAAGAAAATTTGACAGTTTATCAAAGATTGACGAAGGTGTTCGGTTTCCAAACGGAAAAACCGTCAACCCCTCCGCAGTATAAGTTTGATAGAGACAAACTGTTAAAAACAGATAGTAAAGAGGATTTCGAGAGAGAACTTCTACAAAGACAACAATCACAATACATTGCGGATAAGTGGACTAAATTGGATCAGTCCCTATATAATCAATCGGTTTATTACGAACCAAATAGGTTGGCAGCATATTACGATTATGAATCAATGGAATTTACTCCTGAGATATCTGCGGCTTTAGATATCTATTCAGAGGAATCTACGACACTTTCAGAAAAGGGTCAAATACTAACCGTATATTCAGAATCTAAAAGAGTTAGAAACATATTAGAAGATCTTTTTAATAACGTACTTGACATTAACACTAACCTACAAATGTGGTGTAGAGGTTTGGCAAAGTATGGGGATAATTTTGTTTATCTAAAAATAGATCCTGAAAGAGGTGTGGTTGGATGTCAACAGTTACCCAATATTGAAATTGAAAGACATGAAGGTGCCGCATCTCATGTACACAAATCAGAACCATCTGCAGGTGTTCAGTTACCAAGTAGAGAGTTAAGATTTACTTGGAAGAATAAGGATATGGAATTCCAAGCGTGGGAAGTCGCACACTTTAGATTATTGGGTGATGATAGAAAACTCCCTTATGGAACTTCTATGTTAGATAAAGTAAGACGTATTTGGAAACAATTACTTCTTGCGGAGGATGCTATGTTAATCTATAGAACTTCGAGGGCACCTGAAAGAAGGGTATTCAAAGTGTTCGTGGGTAACATGGATGATAAAGATATCGAGGCGTACGTACAACGTGTCGCCAACAAGTTTAAAAGAGATCAGATTGTCGATCAAAGAAATGGTCAGGTAGATATGAGATACAACCAAATGGCGGTTGATCAAGATTATTTCATTCCTGTTCGTGATCCATCACAGTCATCTCCAATTGAAACTTTACCGGGAGCTCAGAACTTAGGTGAAATTGCCGATATCGAATATATCCAAAAGAAACTTCTCGCAGCACTTAGAATACCAAAGGCGTTCTTAGGTTTTGAAGAGATCGTTGGTGAGGGTAAGAGTCTTGCACTTATGGATATACGTTTTGCAAGAACAATCAACAGAGTACAAAAATCCCTAATACAAGAATTAAATAAAATTGCATTAGTACATCTCTACCTATTAGGTTTAGAGGATGAGTTAGATAATTTCACATTATCACTTACAAATCCATCGGCACAATCAGATTTACTTAAGATTGAACAGTGGAAAGAGAAGATTACTCTATATAAAGATGCGACTTCAGATCAATCTCAGATCGGTATCCAACCTGTTTCACATACATGGGCTAAGAAGAACATACTTGGTATGAGTGATAACGATGTTATTCTTGATCTACAACAACAGAGACTTGAGAGAGCGTTGGGTGCTGAGTTAGGTATTACCCAAAACATCATTAAGAGAACAGGGGTATTTGATGAGGTAGATAAGAAGTACGGAATTCCTGAAGAGGAAAGACAAGCAATGGAAGATTCGATGTCACCTGCAGAAGGAGGTGATGCCGGTGGAGACTTAGGTGGCGATATTGGAGGAGGATCACCCCCACCACCTGATATTGGTGGAGACGAACCATTATCTGAATCCAAAACATCAACTAAGAAATCTAAGATATTAGGTATGTTAGGTGATGAATCTCAAGATTTTGATGATCTTTTTGATGTCGATAAGGCACAAAAGAATATTTATGAGATAGAGAATAAACTCAAAGACATTATACAAGAATAGATATGGCAACATTTGGACATGTAAAAAATAAGGTTTTAGTTAAGTTAACTGAATCATACGGTAAGAAAGATTTCAAAGAAAATCTTAAAAAATACTTTAAACCTATCATGAATAGTACGGTTTTAAAGGAAATGTATTCTTTGTACGAAGACATTGAGACGATGAGTTTCGATGATAAAGAAACCGCACAACTTTACGTTGAGGAATTATCAAAAGTACTAAAGGATAAACATCATGATGTTAGTAAATCAGTTTTTGATTTAAATGAATCATTAAAAGGTGTTGAAAAAACAGAAAACCCATTGTACGAGTCTTTAGACGTTTTATCGTGTCCTGATAAATTGGGTAACATTTCTGAAAAGGTTGTTGCTAAGAAGTCGTTAGTAGAACACCTAACTAAAAATAAGGTATCAGACACATTAGAGGTTGAACAGGGAGTAAATGAATCTTTATTGAATTCAGTATTAGTGAATAACTTCAATGTTAGTTATGATAAAACATTATCTGAAGAAGATAAAACGAAACTAAAGTCTATCTTAGGTTTAACTCAGTCAGAGGTTGAGGAGAAAACTAAAACATTACACGAAAGTATTAATTCTAAGTTAGATGAGTTGGTTGGATCAGACAAAGAATTCAAGACCAAGGCGGATATGGTTAGAAAAGAGATTTCAGAAATGAATTACAGTAAGTATAACCTGTATCGTTTAGAAGATTTATTAGATGGTTTATTAGGTTAAGAATATTTCCTTTACGGCGGCTACCTTAGAGGTAATGACCCTCACTATTGTATAACTTTAGTGGGGGTTTTTTTTAATGACACTCTTGATCCCGTAGTTTTTGAATATAAACCGCTTTCTGTTTTTTAAGTCTCTTCTTTACTGAAGGTTTAGTATATTCCTTCTCTTTTCTCAGTTTGATTAATTGTTTAGTGTTCCTGACCTTGGAGCGCAATTTTTTTATCGCACCTTCAATATTTCCTTTTTTGACTTTTACTATTAGCATAATTCTTAATATCAATAAATATAATAAAAAAATTTGTTTTTTTCAATAATTTTCTTTATATTTTATTAAACACCATTAAAAGAGAATAAAGTATGTATTAAATGAAATTAGGACGTTACATCCCATTAGGGGATCACAAAAACGTTAAAATTGGGTATGGCACAATAAACCACAAAGATTTAAAAACAATATATCTAAACTTGAGTTCTTGGTTGGAACCTGATCATAGTTGTGGGGACTTCGATCCCATCGTAAGAAACTCAAGAAATAAAATAAAAAAACTTATCTATAACTTAGGTGTGGGTCTATTCAGACCTGAATCTATCGTTGATTTAGATATCCGAACAAAGGGAATCACTAAAGAGAAAAGATCTTTTATGAATATAGAGATCACTCTTTATGTGTTAGAACAGATTAATATTAAAGATAAGACCCTTAAAAACGATATGGATAAACTCCTAAGAGAGATAATCGATACGTGTTTGGATAACAAATTATTATACAATTTCCACAAAAAGAAAAAATAACTTGGATTACGATGTATTTATAGTAATAAAACTATTGATACATGAAAGTACTTGGTCCAAAAGAAACGGGGAAAGGAATTCTTATAGAATACGACGCGGGGTTCATCTCACCTGAAGAGAATAAAACCGTGATATCCGAAATGAAAGGTATAGACTTTTCAGAGGATATTGAATTATATGCGGTCCTACAGAAATACGATACACCTAATAAGAATGGTAGAATATACCCTGAAAGTGTTCTTAAAAAGGAAGTAGACAAGTATCAAAACGTAATTAGTAAGGGAAGTGCGTTAAACGAACTTAACCACCCTTCATCTTCATTAATTGATTTAGATAGAGTATCACACGTTATCACTGAGACATGGTGGGACGGTAAAATACTCATGGGTAAAATAAAATTACTACTATCACCCGGATGGAAGAAATCAGGTATAGTAAGTACTAAAGGTGACCAAGCAGCAATGTTACTCATGAACGGGGTAACACTTGGTATCTCATCTCGTGGTGTAGGATCTCTTAAATCGGAGAAAGGTCAAAATATTGTACAGGAGGATTTTGAATTGGTGTGTTTTGATTTAGTATCATCACCATCAACACCGGGTGCATATGTATTCCAAGACCCATCTGATAGAGAGAAATACGAAGAATCTATTGAGGAGAAACCTATTGTTGATGAAAGAATGTCAAGATTGATGGGTAAGTTAGATAGTTTTTTATCTCGATAATTAATTTTTCTGTGTTTACGACACACCAAAAAGAAATTTTTCTTAAATCCCAAGTATTTATTAATAAACAAATATAAAAAAAATGAGCAAAGAATCCATTTTAGAACAAGCATTGCTTCAAGTACAAGATCTTGAGGAGGCAGTTAAAGCAAACGCAAAAGGTATACTTGCTTCAACTATGAAGGAAGAACTAAACGAAGTGCTTAAAGAATCTATGGAAGAAGAGGTAGTTGAGGGTAACGAAACTCCTATTACAGAAGACGAACATGATATGCCGGTCTCGGAACAATTTGATGACGAGGAAGGAAATGACGACGAAGCTTCGATAAACGACGAACCAGCGGATGACGAGGATCCTGATCAAATGGATGCCGAATTAGACGATGAAGGTGACGACGAATCTGACGAACTATCATTAGATGGTGACGATGATTTAGAATTACCCGCAGCGGATGATGAGGAAGATGATGAGGACGTACTCGACATGACCAACGCTTCTGACGAAGAAGTCTTAGCAGTTTTCAAGAAAATGGGAGACGAAGACGGAATCGTTGTGAAGAGAGATGGTAATAACGTTGAACTCGAAGACGGAGACGAAGAGTACATCATCAAATTAGATGACGAAGAGGGTGAAGTCGCTGAAGGACACGACGAAGAAGCACACGAAGGTGGCTACGACGAAGAAGTATCTGAAGAAGAGGATTGCCAAGAATGTGGTGACTCTATGGAAGAAGAAGTGTCTGAAGAAGATGACGACTCAATCTATGAAATCGAATTAGAAGATGTGTCTGAAGAAGTCGACGAAGAAGTGTCTGAAGAAGTATCTGAGGAAATGGAAGAAGAAGTATCTGAAGATGATATGGAAGAAGAAGTATCCGAAGAAGTCTCTGAAGAGGACGATTCTCACGAAGAGGAAGTTGATGAAGCGGCAAGAACTAAATCAAACGTACACGGTGACAAAGGTGGTATGGACAGAGCCGGTATTAAGTCTAAAACTAAGTACAAGGCAGGTGCAATTAACGAAGAGGTTGAAACTTTAAAGAAACGAAACGCAGAATACAAGAAAGCGTTAGTTCTATTTAAAGAGAAACTAAACGAAGTTGCAGTGTTCAACGCTAACTTGGCATACGCTACGAGATTGTTCACCGAACATTCTACTACTCGTCAAGAGAAATTAAACATTTTGCAAAGATTTGACTCTGTCACATCTTTAACTGAATCTAAATCAACCTATAAAACAATCGCGGGTGAGTTAGGATCTAAGAAAAATGTTACTGAAGCGGTCGTTAATAAGATCGCATCAACCCCGACAACATCTTCATCTCAAGAAGTACTTTCAGAAGCCAAAGCGTATGAGAGTCCTCAATTCAAGAGAATGAAGGATTTGATGTCAAAATTAAAATAATAAAAATAAACAACTAAAAAACTCAAATTTAAAATGGGAGCATTATTAGAAAGTGGTATGGTTGGTAACATCGGGTTAAAACACCTAAGAGTTATCAAGGAAGATACCATCAAAAAATGGGATGACTTAGGTTTCTTAGAGGGACTTAATGGACATCAAAAAGATAACATCGCTCAGTTATATGAAAACCAAGCGTCTTATCTAATTAACGAAGCTGCTGTGTCTGACGCATCAGGTTCATTCGAAACAGTTGTTTTTCCAATTATTAGAAGAGTATTCTCTAAATTATTGGCAAACGATATCGTTTCTGTACAAGCTATGAACTTACCAATTGGTAAACTATTCTACTTTGTACCTAAAATTCAAGAAAGAACATCAGGTGGTACTCACTCTGAGCCATTTGGTTCTCCAAGTGCAAGTTCTCCTTCAAGTGCAAACTATGGTGCGGGTGGTACAAACCTTTACGATAGATTCTATGAAGAAAGTGATGACGCAGGTGAAGGTCTATATGACTACTCTAAAGGTAACTATACTGAACAGTCATTAACAGGTGTTTCAGTAGTAACATTTGCTGATGGTGAGGCAACTGATGCGACGACTATCGCTGTAGGTGATTATTCATCTATTATCGTAAAAGTTAGTGGATTTACTAACTCAGGTTCAGGTAAAATTGTTGGACCTAACGGTAACGAAATGGACACTGAAGAGTTCTTAGCGTCTTTAGAGATCAAACACGCAGACATTAACAGTGGAGCTAAATTACCATTTAACGTTGTAACTCAGAAGTACGGTTCAGGTATCGTAGAATACGGTAGTAGAAAAGCCGGTGTTACAGGTACTTATCCTGACATCGTAGATAAGAATGGTGTTATGTACCTAAATGTAGATGTTGAGACTTACGGATCAACAGGTTATTCAAAATTCAGTGCAGCAGGTACTGAAGCGGCATCTGATTTCGCTCTAACTTACAGACAATACGCATCTTTAGAATTCGAAGATGAGATCGGTGAGGTTACTTTTGACTTAGAGTCAGTAACTGTATCGGTAACTGAAAGAAAACTAAGAGCGAGCTGGTCTCCTGAATTGGCTCAGGATGTATCTGCATTCCACAACATTGACGCTGAGGCTGAGTTAACAGCATTGTTATCTGAGCAAATCGCGGCTGAGGTGGATAGAGAAATCTTAAGAGACTTAAGAAAAGGTGCAGCTTGGAACTTAAAGTGGGACTACAATGAGTGGAAATATGGTGGAGCGAACAACGCAACATTACAAGGTTACACTCAAAAGGATTGGAACCAAACGTTAATTACTAAAATTAACCAATTATCGGCTCAAATCCATAAAACTACACTAAGAGGTGGTGCCAATTGGATCGTTGTTTCTTCTGAAGTTTCAGCAGTATTCGATGACCTTGAGTACTTCCACGTATCTAACGCAGGTGCAGAACAAGATCAGTACAACATGGGTATTGAGAAAGTTGGTACTTTAGCGGGAAGATATCAAGTGTATAGAGATCCTTACTTCCCTGCAGGTAAGATCTTAGTAGGACACAAAGGTAAGTCATTATTGGACGCTGGTTACATTTACGCACCATACGTACCATTACAACTTACTCCTACTATGTATAACCCATTCAACTTTACACCGATCAAAGGTATCATGACGAGATACGCTAAGAAGATGGTCAACAACAGATACTTTGGTGTAATTAACGTAGCGGGTCTACAAACATTCAACTTAGATACTTTAAGATAATATTTCTTAAAATTTCTATTATAACACTAAAGGGGGTCGATTCGATCCCCTTTTTTTATTCCCATATTTTACGTATATTTTAATATGGAGTGGAAAGAATATTTTATCAGTATTGCGGAACAAGTAAAAGAGAAGTCTAAAGACATTAACACACAAATAGGTGCGGTAATTGTGGGTGAAGATAAAGAGATACTCACAACGGGGTATAATTCGTTCCCAAGAGGTTTAAACGACTCTTTAGATGAAAGACAGGAAAGACCTGAAAAATATTTTTGGTTTGAACATGCCGAAAGAAACGCAATTTATAATGCCGCACGTATAGGGGTTTCACTTAAAAGATCCACAGTCTATTTAACTTCAGGGTTACCGTGTATGGATTGTGCCCGTGGTCTGATACAGGCGGGTGTGAAGAAAGTAGTGTGTAAAGAAAATTGTACCACCAAGAATAAAGAAAAATGGGTAGAACAACAGGAAAGATCTTTACTTATGTTTTCTGAGTGTGGGGTAGAAGTCGAGTTTTATTAAGTTTTCTAACTTTAACTTTTAACTCCCCACTACCTTTAATAATTCTATGGTATTCACCTTCGGGAATATTAATCACCATACCTTCGTGTATGTCAATAGGTAATTGATTATCCATTTGAAATTTCCAATCGGTATTGTGTAAGAAAGTGATTTCCCTATCCTCGTTATCAAAATGCCACTTAAGGTCAGTTTCTTTGGTGTCGGGTGGGAAAGTACGAATACTGTAGGTTGATGAAAGGACTTCTCTGAAGGGTAACTTCTCTTCCATCTTATTTTCGTTTTTCTCTATTATAATTCTTTAACATCTCAGTGACGTTAGTGAATGTCTCTTTATCGTTCAGGTATAGACCCCTTAATAATATATTATCAACTAAACATATACCTCGACCACTTTCCCATTCGTCGAAATCTACACCAATATCATCTTCCTGATGTGCGATGGTTGCGTGCATTAATAAACTATCTATGGTCATTTCCGCATTATCCTTATCAATTTCATCATACGTGTAGGGACCATCCTCATCATAATCCGAATAAGAGTATGTGTCGGCCTGATAAAGATCATGGTCTACACCATCTGTATGGGAGAGATAATATTTTTTCGTTTCGATGTGTTGTGTAATAAATAACCCGGTCTCACGATCATACTTAATAAGTGAGAACTCAATTTCTATATCATTGTATTCAGGATCGACGAAACTTTCGCCTGATGGGTCGGGATAATCAGCAGGATCGTTCCATTCTCTAAGAATGTCTAAAAACTTTAAGGACATATTACCAAGGATTTGAAGATTTAATACCTAATGCCTTTCTATAACGAGAAATATTACAACTCCAATATCCCGCTTTAGTACGGTCTTTTTTATCCTTACAGTTGTGTCTCGCCCTAAATGATTTTGCGGCAGATTTATTATTATTTCTAACCCTTAAATTAGGATCACCAAAGGTCACCTTTTTAATGTTACCTGTTTTAGGGTTCTTTACGTATACCGCAAATTTCTTTGGTCCACCGGGGGTTCTAAATGGTTTATTTAGTTTAACATTTCTACCACGATACTTTGCTTCAACTAAATATTCTTCTTCATTCTCTACAAATGGGATGTCTAAATAAACTTCTTCACCTTCATAAACACCTGTTCGACCTAAATCAGTTTGAATTAACTGTAGGTCTACTCCGGTGACTTCTAAGACGTTTTCTTCATGTAACTGACGTACTTCATTATAAAGTTCAAAAAACTCTTTAGAATAGATCCTATATACGTTCTCTACGATGGGTAATTTATTCTCTAAATGATAATTTAATCCCTCACTTAAAGAAACCTTAGATTCATTTATTGTTTTTAAAGTTGGATAATTTAAATCTAATGATTTAACACCTATGTTATTAAACACTAATGAAATAATTTTATTCTCATCAATACTTGTATAGGTTGGGGTATTACCCTTACCTTTTTTATTGCTTTTTCTCTCGGCACGTCTTTTTTGACGTGTCATTTTTCTTTTTTCTTTCTTACTATAAGAGGATGTTGTTTTTGGGGTTTCTTTAGAAACCTTTTTAGAGGGTCTACATTTTGGGTACCCCTTTCTTGATTTATCACCGTCCGCATCCTTACGTCCACATGGTGGGTGTTTACCATCAATCTTCCTTGATACGTCAACCCACTTCTCTTTAAACCAACGACCTAAATCTTCCTTAAGAACTTCACCACTTGCGAGACACTCTTCTATATATTTTTGGTCTTCTTTACTAATTCGTATTTTTTTAATGTAATCGTCTGTATTGTCTTTACCACATTTATGGCACACATATGGATCATTACCCCCATCAGATAATTCCCAATTCCAATCACAACCTTTACATTGTACTTTCATTACTTCTTCTTTTTACAGTAAGAACCTGAACATTTTTTCTTACCATCTAATCCTTTGATTTTACCTTTACATACCTGTACCGCATAACCGTTGGCATATGCTGATGGGTAAACATCAAATTTCGACTTAGCGGCAGAAATACCTCTTGAACATAGTTTATTTGATTTTTTCTTTCCTTCGTGTAACTCGTCTTTAGTTTCGTTCATCAAGAAATCCATTACTTGATCTACGTTTTCTTTTGCGACGGTAATATGATCATCGGCCCAATCATGACCGTTTTGAAGAATATCTTCAATAACCATAGGATCTAAATCTAAAAGAATTTGACACTGTCTTTGAATTTGTTTTAAATTACTGAAGAACATATAGTTTTCAGTTCTTTCTTCTTGTAGATTCTTTAAATGTTTTTTAATAACGTCTTTTAGTTTCTTCATATCAATAAATAGTTTATTTCTCTGAGACAATTTCAAATTTTATAACCTCAGGGTATGAAATCTCCTCATTATGTTTAACACCTTTTATCTCCACATAATATTCTCTTGGAATAAGGATTGATGTATCCAACATAAAACTATTCTCATTAGTAACATCTAAATAAGTCCAATCAAAAACATTAACGTTGGTGTGACCCTCTTTTATGTATATTCTATAGAATACCTCATCAAAAAGTTCGTTTGTGGATTTTGAGATGGTTCTGAACATTACAGAAACCTTTCTCGTTTCTCCTGATTTTATCTTTTCGTTTTGTTTGATGCCTGAATATTGAACAACGTATTTGTTCACTTCTTTTTGGTTTTCACCTATCGAAAACTTAGAGGAGTAGGGTTTAGGGACAAACTTTTGAGTGATGTCGGGGAATGAGTTATTCTCCACAGAAATCCCTTTCCATACATCGTAAAAGAATTTTTTACCATCACATATTAAACCATCGATACCAAAGGTTACTCTGTATACTCCTTTTCTGACTTTCTCAACGATAAGATCGGTTAAACCTGTTATGGGTGTCTTAGTAGAATCAAGAATGTCTACCGTTGGTAGGTTATCGAGATCAAAGAAGTTAGTTTCTTTATTTACGTATAGAAATAGGTTTTGATCTGTTTTTTCAATGAAATTTTCTCTATCATCTACAATCCTATCATCAAAAACACTTTCAATGTATGGTTCAAAGAAGGTTTGAGTGTACTTAGTAAAAAACGCTACCGATTGATCTACTTCAGAAGTTAAATCTTCGTATAGTGGGTCAAATGCAACCCCCAAACCGTAATTTGTTGTGTTTCCTGTGAGTATATCATTAACGTAATCGGTGATGTCTGCATGTAAATCCTCATCTCCATTATCGAAATTTTGTTCGGCAACTATCACAGGGTTATTTGAATATATCCCCTCCGCGGTCCATGAATTTAATGTAGTCCTCATAAACCAATTCGAAGGTCTTATATCAAATGTGTTGTTACCTGTGGTATAATCATATCCCGAATCTTCATAATCAAAACCAACACCTTCGTCCCAATATTCGGGTATTTGAAATACAACCAATTTAAAAGACGTTGTTCTTTCCCTGCCGGATCCTCTTTTTGCCCCTAAGAAAGTCTCATCACCAAAAATGGTGTTAGTCATATGGAGGGTGTGTTTTGTGTCGTTGTCCAATACATAATCACCACCATCGATTTTTTCTTTTAGTGGGTCTAAATCAACTTTGAATATGAATTTGGAAAATCCTGAACCATAGAAAATCTCACATGTAGGGTTTTTAGAGGTATTCACCTTCATACCCTTTATAATGGTATTATTTTTCTCAAAATATGAACGATAGTATGACATCTTAACTTTGCTTTCTTATATAAATATCTCTTAGTTTATTCTAATCGATTTATTTAAGATATCATTTTCTAATGTCTTCCTTAACTCTACCAATTTGTCCCAATCAGGGTACCCATTCTTTACCATGGGTTTTGCGGGATTATGTGCATGGCCCGCGATAACTCTTGTTAATATATCTAAGTACTCTAATAATGTTTCACCTCTTACAGTTGAGTAGGTGTTTGGTTCTATTCGTGTTAGTAGGTCTTCTTGAGTATACTCGTACTTGTCTAATTTATTGAATGGTACCGACTTCGACCCCACTTCATTTGTATCACTCGATATTAAATAAATTTTATCCGACGATAACGCACTGAAAGACTGTTCAAGACTATTAGATTCGGTCTTAAGTGTCTTTTCTTTCTTTTTTACAGTTTTAGGTTTAGGTTGAGGTTCATTAATACTAAAAACCAAACCATGTCCACTTGTTGAATTATTAAAACACCCGGGTTTAATTTTAGATAAGAAGTCCTCATCTTTCAGTGTTAATACAGGTCGATAATAGAATGGTTGTAATGTTATCTTAGGTAATCTTAAGTCGAATTTTCTAAGTCCTTCGGAGTTCAATTCACAAATTGTATTTCTTACTGTAACATATGCCAATTCATATGAGGTAACTGTTTGTGAAAATGTGGGTGAAGTAGTGTCATTTTCAATATTCAACAACTTTATTTTATCCGAATATGCAGTTAAATCCTGTGCCGTATTGTTATTAAAAACTCTCGTATTGAATGTGTCCCCAAAAATCTTTTTAACTTCATATACATACCAATCTATCTTATAGTTTTGGGCATTGGGGTTAAGATCTACATCATATTCAACAATGTATGAAAGTTTTTTACTCGGTATTGTGGTTTCCTCCACCTCTACCTCAACATACTTTTGTTTTGTACCAAATTTCTTAAGTGTTAGAATGGATCTTTTTTCCGCTAAAACGGGGTAACTAAGTATCTCAGATCTTTCCTTGTCGGATGCATTTTCTTTAGACTGAAGTTTACCACCCCTAAGTGTTACACCATTTTCAGTGAATAAAACGTCAGAACCATATTGACCATAGATTGCAAAATCACTTAACTTGGATAATGATCCAATTGATTTCTTTTGGTTATAATCACCATTTGAACTGAAAATATCATTTGATTTCTTTACGTTACCACCATATGTGGTGTCTTCTACTTGCCTGGCGTTTGTTTGACTATTATAATCATGAACCGTAGTAAACGGACCGGGGATATACTCCCTATTGATCAATTTGTTGTCACTATCATATGTTATGATTTTAACAGTCTGACCTTTTTGCGGGATAAAATTTAAGTTGTTTGGTAGAAATGGTAATGCAATGAATGGATCTTTTTCGTCCCATGGTTCATAGGTCTCAGATTTTTCTATAGGTCCTGTTGGGTCAGTAAGTTTTATACGTATCCTACCAAACCCTTTAGGGTCTATATTATCATCGACAATACCTAACTCAATAATACTACTCATTACCTAATTACTCTTTTACCTAATTCTTCGTTAATTTTTTTATATGCGTCCTCAACCGCATCTAAATGTTTAGTTAATTGTACAATAGCATCTTTAGTCTTCTCGAATTCGTCACTTAAAAATGATATACCTTCATTTAGATCTTTATTAGATTTAATCGATGGATCCTCTACAATTTCTATAATTTTATTTCTATCCATTAGAATGTTTTTCCTGCTATGTTTATGATTCCCGGCGGAATGACAATGGGACCTACAGGTGTTGGTATTGTGGTTAATTTGTTACTTCCCTTAACGAACCCATTAGTATCATTTTCTTCGGTTATTCCGTCAATTAAACTCTTCGCAAATGTTAGATATTCATTTTGATCTCCGTAGATGGTACCCACATTTAAACCTTCAGACGCCAATCGTTCACTTGCCCCCATAAACGCCCTATCTGCACTATATCCCGGTAATAAATCGGCGAACCCTAAAATAAATCCGGGTATATTAATTACAGGACCACGAGCGTTCAGTGCACCGTTAACCACATCGATTATTGTTTGGAATAATTCCAAACAACTTTTTATACCTCTTGAAATAATTTTTCTAATAATCTTAATTAGTGCAAGTAATATTGTTCTATATCTCTTAAACCTGTTTAGTATAATTCTCAAAGCAACTTCCGCAATAAATGATAATAAGTCCCTCTTAATCATTTTCCAAAACTCTTGTATGAATTTCCAAAAAACATCTTTAATGATGGTAAAGAATAGTTTAGATAATTTTTTAAGTAATTCTTTTACATCACCAATAAAACCTTTTAACTGTTTCCACGCAACAACTACGGGGAAAATAAACTTAGGACTAACCACTGAGGAAACTAACGCCTTAGGTACGTTCAGAACAAATAGATTAATTATCTCTAATTGGATATTATCTATGTGTTGTTGATTATCACTTGAGATTGCCGCATTTCTTGCTGTTTTCTCAATAGTTGAGTTCACAAGACCTGCCAAATCTTGATTGTTTGATAGGTATACGAAATCTTCGAAGTTGGATTCCGATGAAGGTACTTCGAAGTTACCACAATCAACAAACTTTAAAACCTTTCTATATCTTGCGTCTTCGTCATCAATGTCGATACCTTCAACATCATTGAAATCAAAATACGATTCCACATCTTGATCATTTTCACTGAATTGTTGTGAAGTCGTTTGTATTAATCCACTATCTTCAGTGGGCGATCCACATATCTTAAAAAGTTTGGAACATAATCTATTCAGCTCATTTAATGCCTTATCAAAGACTTGGGGGTTATCACCATCACCTTGTAATGTCATTAACATTGCGGTTTTTGTGATATACTCTAAATTGGGTATTTCCACAGTATCGTAGTAATCATCAATCCAATCCGCAAATTTTATGTCTAACCCTCCTTGTTTTAAACCACTGATATCATATTCCTGATTTGTTGCATTCCATTGTAGATCGAATAGACTTTGCCCTGATTTACTACTAAACGTATAGTTAGTGTCGAACGCACTATAGAACTCCCTATTCATTTTAATGTCACCCGTTGTCGAATTAGGGTTTTCATACATTATCTGACCTATTTTAGATGTGGGTTCGTTTTGTAGTACCTCGAGAAAGTCAAACTCCTTTGGGGAAATAGACATAGCATCATTCGGAATAGGGGTGTCCACACCACAGATACTTGTTTCATCATCGACGAATAGTACCTTCTTAACTGCATCCATAACAATGTTCTTGGAATCTTCTACAGTTATTTTTGCGGAGTCTAATGCGTATTTCTTTATCTTATTACCCGATATAAGTTTATCATTAACTACAATGTCTTTGGACTTGTTGTTAAGGAACCCTGACGCAACATCGATAACAGAACCAAAGATGTCTGTTTTGTTGTCTTTTTTTCTTTTTAATTTACTTTTGAGTCCATCAACTTTGGATTGTAGTAATTTATCGACGTTGGTGACACCATCGCCATATAAATCATATAAGTCATCGACGGCTAATTTTGGATTATCATTAATCTTTTTAATTACCTCGATCTTAGACTTAATTTCATTCCTAAGTTTTTTGACCTTGCTCATTACATTTTATATTTTTGGGAATCACTTCCCGAAGATGGTTCATCATCCTCTTTCATTAGTTTTTCTAATAAAAGTCTATCCTCTTCAGATAGTTCCATTTTACCACCCTGCTGTGTTTGTCCACCTCCTGTTTGTTTCAGTAGTGCACTTTGTAATTTTACGAGAGATATCTTCTTCTCCGTACAATCATTTAAGATCTTCTGCTGTTCTTTTATTACAGGTCCAATTACACTCATATCCTCCGCCTCTTTCATGAAACTCAACATCTTTTTAGTAATCATACTTGCAGTCTGTTTTTGTTCCACAATATCGTTGTAGATCTCTTGCATGAGAGCGAGTGCAGAATCTGTATCTAAAGACAATAAATTCTTTTTTCTTCTCATACCTATAAATAGATTGGTTTAATAATTTATGAAATCCAACTTAAGTACTTCATAGAGTTTCTTGTACTTCTTCATTGCCACTCTAATTTCCTTAGTTGTAAGGGATGTCATTTCTCGTAGAGAAAGTAATATTAAGTTCTTATTGAACTTATTACCTTCGCCGATTTGAAATATCTTTTCAAAATTGCTGAAAACCTCAATAAGGGCGTACCCTAATTTGCGTTCATTTTGATTAAGTTCTTCTTCGTCAACAAACTTTTCTAATTCAACGGTCAATTTATTAACTACGTCCTTATAATCAATGATCTCCTCATCTATAATGTAGGAAAGGTCTGCCCTATCTTCTAATCTCGTGGAGATATCTTCATAGGAAACAGACCTATTCATTTCTTTTTGGTCTTTTTGTATGGTACCCATTAAGTAGTTTTTACAAATGGTACCAAAATATGAGTATGCCTTATAGTTTTTAGTAGTATCGAACTTACTAATCTTAGTCATTAAAAATGACATAGTATCAGTATGAATCTCTTCGAATTCGTAATCTTTCCTATAAAGTTTGTAACGGCGGATTATACTTTCCACCATTATTTTGAGAGGTTCTCTTAAATATTCATTGAATATCTTATTCTTTTCTTCTTCGTTTTCGGATTCTAAATATCGTACTACCGCTTGTTCTTGCTCCTCCCCAAAGTACATTTTTTGGGTTCGCTTTCTTGGCATTAACTTTCTACATATTCTACTTCTCGTTTATTTTTGAAGAAGAATTCTTTCTTCGCGGTTTCTAACCAAAACTTAGGTTCTTCGGTATTCAATTTTAGTGAATCATCATTTTTATACAACCAAAATAACGACCCTTCTCTAAAGTTTACGTGTCTATATCCGATTTGAGGTATAGTCGCAATCTTAACTCCATTATGTGTTAGTCTTAGTAAGAACTCATAACTAAAAGTGAGTTTGATATTATCCTTAAATGATCCATTTTCTTTTACCACTTCAGTTCTATAAATCCCACCACTTGTTTGGTAGTTTTGGTAGTCCAATAGAATCTCATTATCTAAGACACCTTGAGTTTCTGAGAACCCATACGCCCATACTGATTCGTTGGTAAAGTTTAAGAATTTACCCTCAGAATTGATGTCCTTAACAACAGGTAGAAAGACATCAACATCTTCAAACATTGTTTTATATCCATTAAATGATGATAACCAATTAGGTGTATATTCATCATCTATCTCAAATATTGAAAACCACTCTGTTCCACATTCTTCAATACCTCTATTGATTTGTGAACAGAAGTCAGTTTCTCCTGTATTTTCTATAAGGGTAATTTCCAATTTATCGGATAACCCTTCTCCTTTTAAATTTCCTGTTACCTCTTTAGGTCCCACAATAGATAAAACCACATCATCATAGAACTGTTCTACCGATGTCACAGCCTTAGATAACATTTCTTTGTATTCACCCTCAAGGGTGTGAACAGGTAAAATAACTGTTATATTTTTCATTATACTTCTTCTTTTAATTTCTCAACAGTCTCCTCAATTGTCTTCATTCTTGAATTTTTCAAAGAATTAAAAATTGATGAAACATTTTTATCGATGATATCATCTGAATATGGTAAAAGAGTTTCTTTCATCTTTTCTTTAACCTCATCTGTGATTGTTACTCCCTCTAACCACGATAAAACGTAAGTCCCAAGGAGATCTACGATCTTATTTATATCGTAAGACCAAATACCGTTTTCAGATAACCATTCAGGTTCTCTTGTTGGGATTTTACCGATCACGGGTATTTCACATTTCATGGACTCTAATGGGAACGTCCCAAACGTAGAATCGTCGTCCATCCAAACAGAACAGATACATTCACGTAATTGATCCGCAAATTCTTCATAAGTCATTTGAACCATATCCTTGAAGGTAATCCATCTTAATTGTGGATACTTCAAATAGAATTCAGAAATGACTCTCCTATGTTGTCCTCTATCCCTTGCACTAATTGCAATGAACGGTTTTGCGGGTGTCTCTGACGGTTTAAAAACATCACCTATCTTAGGTGGGTTAATAAAAATAAGTGATTCGGGGAATATCGACTTTATATATTCTTTAGAGGTTTCGGTCGTAGTAATGACTTTGTCAAAACCGTAATCACTCCATCTACTACCCACAGGTAAAGTTTCAAAAATATATTCCGCCTGTTGTACCAACATTACTTTAATACATCTAACGTTTGCAAGTTGTTCCAAAACATTAGAGTAATACTCAGGTACCACTAAAACATCATCAATATTCATTTGAACTTGATCTTCTTTGATGGTTACAATAGGGATGTCCTTGTATCTATCCCCTAACCAAGAAGTAATACCCACGTAATTTTTATCTTCAACTAAAATTTTGGCATCGTAACCTTCATTTCGTAATGTTTGGACGGTATCGTAGATGTATTTAACCGCCGCCCTTGCGTTGTTTTTAGTATCGTATGTTAAGAAGTAGATTTTATTTTTATTATTCTCTAACCTACCATATGCCGATTCTAAAGACTCGATGTTTTGTTTTGTTTTATCACTCATCTGATTTAACTAAAATTCCATATTTTATTAGGGTGTTAAATGCGAAACCGAATGGTATTGACAATTCACTATTAAGTAATCCTAATCCGTTATCGTCAGAGGTGTTCTCAGTAAACACCGTATCCATACATAATTTTATTGCGTCGTATTTAAACACATTTATTGTTTGGTCCAATTGAGATGGACTCTCTTCATTTTCTTTTTCCACTTCATTGACTACCAATTCACAAACTTCTGTAATCTTGTCAATGTCGATGTAATAATATTCTCCGAAGACTTCAACCATGTTCTATCTATTTCTGTTAATTTATGTATTTCTAAGGGATTTGTAAAGTGTTGGTTATAATCGGTATTGAACTTTATAACCTTCTTATTCTTAGGTGAATACTCAATCACTGCGTTCGAATCTGTAATCCACAAATCACATTTCTTCCATAAGTTTGGAATTTCCGAAGAAGCGGTAAATTTTATGTTGTTACCCATAAACCCATTTTTAGATAAAAAGAATAGAGTTGATGGTTTTGCTTTACCTAATTCATCCAATCCGATTAAAGTGAAATTGTGTTCTTTATTTTCGTAAATGAACTTATTTAGTTCAAAGAACACGTTAGAATAACTTGGGTTTGCATGTCCAAATATCTCAACCGCATAGTCGATAAACGTAAAATTATCAAACTCATCTTTAGATTGAAACTTATAACTTTCAAGTAAGAAATTATTCTTTACGGGTTCGATTAGTCCATACTCAAAAGAATTCTCTTCCTCTGTTTTTTCTTCAGGTTCAGAATCTAAGTAATAGTCTTTGTAGTGGTAATCAAACTTAGCAATCGTATTTCTTAAAACCCCATCAATACTTATGAATATTTCCATATTAAAATATAATATTTTTTTTATTATAAGTAAAGTTAATCGTACCTCTTTAAAATCTCACTGATTATTGGATTCCTTACAATATCACTGTTTGTGAATTCGTATACCCCAACATTCTTGAGATCACTTAACCTCACTTTAGCGTCATATAGACCACTCTTTGTTTTATCTTTAAACTTATCAGATTGTTCTAAGTCTCCTGATATGAAGAATTTAGAATTAAACCCGATTCGTGTTAGAAGTAATTTTAATTGTGCTGGTGTTGCATTCTGAGCTTCCTCAAATACGAGAATTGTGTTGTCAACATTCCAACCTCTCATGTAGGCAAGTGCCGCCACTTCGATGTAACCTTCATCTTTTAATTTTTCTCGACACTCCTTACCGATAATTTTATTTAAAAGATAGTATGAGGGAAAAATATATGGATCTAATTTTTCCTCTAAACCACCGGGTAGAGATCCTAACTTTTCTTCCGCTTCAACCGCAGGTCTAACAATAATAATCTTCTCGTATTTGTTATTGTCGTCATGGAGTAACTCGACCGCCCTTTTCATTGCAATATATGACTTACCCACACCCGCAGGGCCAAAACATAATGTGATTTCGTTATCACCTAACACATCCCAATACTCCTTTTGAGAATCGGTTAAGAATTTCTCTCTTGGTTTCTTAAAAATCTCTCTTATTCTTTGTTTGTGTGTTAATCTTCTATCACTACTTTTTCTTTGGGCCATTTATTGTGTTGTATTATATTAATTTCCCGTGGATCCAAATCCACCCTCACCTCTTGAGGATTCACTTAGATTGTCCACTTCTTGGAAGTTTATTTTAGGGTAGGGTAGGATCATAAATTGACATACTCTATCTCCAACTTCGTAAATAGTTGAATCATTAGATGCGTTTATATTAAACGTTGCCATAATTTCACCTCTATAACCACTATCGATAACCCCCACCGAGTTACTTAATGATAGTGTGGTTCTTCTTATTGAAGATCTTGGGAAAACCAACCCAACAAACCCATTGGGTATCTCGACAGATATCCCTGTTTTGTATGTGACTTGGTTTTTGTTTTCGTTCATTTCAAACGAAACACAGTGTAGGTCAACACAACCATCCCCCTCTTTAGAGTATTTCGGAATAATTGCGTCGGGATGTACCTTTTTAATTTTACAGTTAATGGAGTATTGTGAATTGGTGGTACCGAATTGTTCTTGATTCACATGACTCGTCGCTTCGTGTGTTAATGATGCTAACGTACTTTCTATCTCACTAATGAATTCTTGATCAACTTCCCCGTCCTCGTCTTCACCTAAAATCCTCTCATAATTCTCTAATTTCTTAAGATATTCCTTTAGAGTTCTCTCATCCATTTTTTTGATCGAATATTGCTAACTCAAATCCTTGTTTAACGATTTGTGCTAACGGTGTTGAGTGATATTTTGACTGTAAATCATCATCACCCTTATCAGAGTTTAGGATTGTTTGGAACTCTTCTTCTGTTAATTCAACACCGTACTTAGAACAATAATATGAAGATCTTTCCCCCACTCTCATTGAAATAAGTTCGTCATTGAATTCATACATTTTACCTAATTTATTTCTGTGCCATTCACTCTCGTTCGGTTTAAATAAAAAAACCTTACCTATTTGAGATAGAATGGTACATTTTAAGATACTTGAGACATCTTGTTGTAATCTCTCAGGTAAAATGTTGTTGACGTTGACTGCGTATTTTGATGCAACTAATATGTGTTCTACTAAACCACCCGGATATGCACCATACATGTCTAAGGATGTTGATGCGGGAGATGTAAAAAGGTCATCACCTAAAAACTCCCTAAGTTCGGGAGTAAAAACCCCATACTTGTCAGAGGTTTCTAATAACCTATTTTTGTTTTTTAATATTTGATCTTTATTCAACATAATTTATCCTTTATAATATTCAGGGGTGATCTTAGAATCGAGTACACATTCAATAGCCATCTTGGCAATTGAAATACTTTCACTTGACCTCATATCTTCTTTTCTATAATTGGCCAATACGAGTGTTGCTTCTTCAACGGACTCCGCTTCAACAACATACTTTACTTTTTGAATTCGTGGGTTACCTTGTCTGTCTAATTGTTCCATTTCGTAACCAACTGTAGCTAAATAATACATAATTTTAATTTTAATTGTTAATGATTGTTTTTAATAATTCTACTCTGTTTTTGGAAACATTTGATAACGAATAATCGTCTTTAACTGTTTCGTATAATCTATTACCTAAATCCTCAATAAGGTTAGGATTTTCCATTAGTCTTTTCATCTGTTGGAACCATTGTTTATGGTTCTTAGAACTTTTAACTAATAGGGCATTTCCCTTTTCATTAAACTTACCCATATCAAATGAATCAATCAAGTCTAAAGTGTAGGGAATTTCCGCAGTTGCAATTAATGCTTTCTTGTGGAATCCCGCTTCAATCACCTTAAGTTGTGATTTGTTTTTATTGAAATCAGATGATACAAGGGGTGCTAACGATACATCAAAGTAATTGTAGTTCGTTGCGTAACTTTTAATGTCTAACGTCCATCTTCTTACGTATGGTTGGGATAGTTCATCTCCATAGGGGTCTTTAGACCATAACCCAAGATAGTTTTTATACTCATCACTTAATGATTTATAATCATCAGTAAAGATGTTTTCGTACTTAAACCATGCGGTTTCTTCGGGTCTTATTGGTCGGGTGGTTAATTCTCCTGTTTTTTTATTCAGAAGTCTCATATTACCTCTTAGATCAAACCCACAAAGAACAAATTGAGTTCTACCTTTATATTGTCTATGAATTTGGGATATCCCACTCTTCATTAATTCAAGGTCATGGTAATGAGACGACCCACCTAACCATCCGAACCTAACAAAATCAGATTCAATAGGAGAAGGTTTAAACTGTGATTCTGTTTCGTCTACCGCATTGGGGAAAACAAACACATCCTTAATACCTAACTCTTTTCTTATGGTATCCGCATAATGATCGGTTGTGGTGGTAATCACATCCGATAATTTCATCATCTCTACTCTTCGTCGAGAAAGACCATTTGATTTAAATGTTTCGTAGTTGGGGTGTCGATGATCAACTTTCCAATAATCATCTGTATCCATAATCACCTTAATACCATTAGTCTTTAACCATTTAATACGTTTGATATTACTTTCGTGTGATTCTTTGTGTATAAAAGAATGGAATACTACCGCATCATATCCCTTAAATGAAATGTCGTCGTCAGAGACACCATATGAAATATCCACATGCACTTCATCAGAGTGTTTATCACCAATAAAGAGGTATGGATCCATAATTCTAAATTTGCCGACACCATGTTGATCAGGTGAAATGGCAAGTACTCTTATCTTTGACATATATTCAAGCTATATATCAAAATATAAGAAAAAAAAGTGATGAAATCAATCCTTATTTGGCTTTATTTACACCCGTGATTTTACCTTTGAATATTGAATCTCCTACCTTAAGAACTAAGGTTTCATTTACCGACGCAGTTTTTGATGCGGTTAAAAGAAGTTCTAATTTACGATCTACAATTTCCTCTAAAGTATCTTTGATTGTCTCTCTAATTAGAGATTTTATATCTGAAGTAGATTCGTTGATTTGTTGTTTAGGTTGTGTTTGTTGAATAACAGGTTGTTTTTTACTTAGTCCCTCTCTCTCCATTAGTTTTTTTGCTCCTTCTACAAATGACATATCAATACCATCACTTAAAGATATTTGATCCATAGTTGGTATTGGGTTATTAATCATTGCATTTTTTATACTGTCAGGTAATTTAGAGTTTCTAATCTTATCCTCATTAACGACATTAGATGCAACATTTCTTTTTGAAACGTCTTTTGATGTTGGTTCCGAAGTTAGGTTTTCGGTGACTTGTGTTAATGCGGTTGGATCGATAGTCCCTGACTTATAATCACCACCATCTACTGCGGTCATGACTTTTTTAGCGTTAACTAATCTTGACATTAAATCGTCTGTTGATATGGGTCCTTGTTTTTCTGACATGTTTATAAATAGTCTTTTTAAAATATAAGATTTATATTTCTAATTATAAAGTAATTCTTTAATTCTTTTGATACTTTCGTTTAAACCGTCGTAGTTATTATCCTCGTTTTCATCCTCTTCATCATCTTCCACATCATCCGCGGTTGGTGGTTCCATGCTTGGTGTGTTTTCGGGTTCGGGTTGTGGTAATTCATCACTCTGAGGTTCAACAGACTGTTCAGGTTCCGATGTGTCAGTATCCGAAGTGTCGGTATCCCGAGGTTCGGGTTTTGGTTGTGTCGGTTCTTGTGATGTAGTGTCTTGTGGTTGTGGTTCGGGTTTGGTTGACCAATCAGATGTGACATATGTGGTGATCATTGAGTTATCATCTCCTTCCTTATAACCGGGTCTTTTAACATCGAATGTTTCCTCATCAAAAATCTCTATTTGGGTCATTCGGGAAAGTAGGAAAGTTCTCCAATTGTTTTTTTCAAATCCTGTTTTAGATCTTGAGGGTGGTTGCACCCACGCCCTTACAATCATCTTACCTTTTTTGGATATCCCTAAAGCAACCATTTCCGCTTTAATCCTTCTACCTGCTTGTACTTCACCTCGTGGTCCATTATAGAAAAAACTAACGGGGTGTCTCTTTTTTATTGCATTGGCGATTGATTTTGGTCTACTCGTCAATTTAGGTTCGGATTGTTCACCGATTAAGAAGTTATATATGTCTTTAATTAATTTCATTAAAAATCGGGATACTGTTTCTTATCACTATAGAAGTTTCTATTCAAACCATCCGTTCTTTGACTGATGTCTGTTTTAGAACCTACATTACCATTATCCTCACCTTTACCTTTTTCATCGCCGTCAGACAATGCATTAGGGTGGACGGATCCATAACCATTATTTAGGTCATATATATTTCTCGATTGATTATCAATACGAGTGTTGATGTCAGTTAAACCACCAACTTGACCATTATTTTCTCCCTTACCCTTTTCGTCACCATCAGATAATGCGTTGGGGTGGTTAGTGTTGTATCCATTTAAATCATTATTGTATTTGTTTCTCGCTAATAGATCTCCACGAGTATTAATATCAGTTATACCCCCAACTTGACCATTATTATCACCTTTACCTAATTCATCTCCGTCAGATATTGCATTGGGGTGGTTAACTCCGTATCCGTTGGATTCGTTATAAGTATTCCTCGCGACATTATCTATTCGAGTATTATTATCAGTTAATCCACCGACTTTTCCGTTGTTATCTCCTTTACCTAATTCATCTCCGTCAGATATTGCATTAGGGTGGTTAACTCCGTATCCCGTATTTTCATTATAGGTATTTCTTTTAATATGTTCTTGTCTTTGGTTAATATCGGTGAATGTTCCTATTTGACCCATATTCTCACCTCTACCATATTCGTCACCATCGGATATTGCATTTGGATTCTCAACCCCATACCCATTATCAGGTCCATATTTATTTCTACTCATCGAATCAAGTCTGTTAGATATATCACTCGATGAACCAATCTTACCATTATTTTCACCCTTACCTAATTCATCTCCATCAGATAATGCATTAGGGTGATTAGAATCGTATCTTTTATTTCCTTGGTAGTTATTTCTCGCCAATGCCTCATTTCTAAACTGACCTGATATTTGATCTATTTGACTTGCCATTATAGTAATCCTTTAATTCTTTCTATCTCTTCAAAAATCCCAAACGATGAGATTGGTGTTACAGATGTTTTATCAGAATTAGACTTCATCATATTTGTTGGGATTGAGTAGTCTCTCTTCTTTTTTGTGTGTTTTTTTAGGAAAGGATTTTTTCTGATATCATTAATTTGGGCAATGTTGTTTGCCCTTTTTTGTGATGTCTTGTTGTTTTTGATCATTTGTCTCTCACCATTAAGAAAGGATTTTGCCCAATCTAACATAGGTTGTCCTCCCGCCAATTGAAATTGTGTGGAATTTGGGTCACCATTCTCGAGATCGTGAATAATCCTTTTGATTTGGGCGTAAGTAACGTTTTTAGTCCTCAAGAGATTTTTAGCCCTTTGGGTCCCATCAATGGTTTTATCACTTAATGATGTGAATGTTTTATGTATTTGATTAAACACATCATCAGGGATTTTAAAAACTCTATCTTTAAGATCTTTATTCATTTCCCTCTATAAAATCTTTTATATCCGATAATGTCAGATTGTTATTCTTTAATGTGTTTTTTAAAGACATTAATTGTCTTTTTATAATTGGGTTAATATCTTTCTTACTATCATTTACAATGTCTTTATCCTCACTTTTCTTTGTAAGGACAGTTTCAACATAGTCCTTCATAAATTTTTTTGGATTTTCAACCAACCTCACTTTATCTTCAGGTAACTTCTCATCATAACCCATATCCTCAAGTCGTTTCATTGCGTCATCGTGAGTTAACTTTAATGTTTTAGTGAAATGCTTGTATGCCTTTTTAAAGTTTTCATCATCACCTAAAGTGTCGTCGTACCCTAACGATTTACTCATATCGGTTTCTGCCCAATATCTTAGTGATGTGTGTGTTCCGTGTACTCCATGAGTACCTTGGGATCCACCCACCGCCTTAGCGGTCTTGTCTGTGGTCTTTTTTGATGTTGTTCCCTTAGCATGGAAATCGGTCGCCTTAGACCCTCTCTTGATGTTACCTTTTGCATCTACGATTTCATCGACTTCCTTCTCTTCGTCTGTGACTTTATCGGGAATCTCGTCGTAGTTGGTGTCTTTAGAAAATTCACTTGCGTACTTTTCCCACTTCTTTTTTTCTTTCTTACTTAAACCCTTTTCGTTGGCTTTAGCATAGAAAAAACGCTGTTGTGCTTTAGACACAAATTTCTCTTCAATTACCTGTTTTAAAAAATTATTCATACAAAGTAGTTTAATTATAAATATCAAATGTTATGAAAGATATTTATTAGAATATGAATAGTCAGGATATTTTAAGAAATTTAGGTATAAGTTTGGATGTAGAACTTGATAACTCGGAGACGTATGACTACGAAATTGCGGGTTTTGATGGGGATTATGACCCTAAAGTCATTGATTTTACAAACCCGATTGGTTATGATATCGCGATTCAAAATAACCTGACGAATGATTCAATATTAAAGATTTGCGTTGAGTTATGTGAGATTGATAACACACCTAACGACCCTAACTACGTATATTCGGGGATAACCGAAACCATAAGATTCGAAGATTTTACAGAACATTTTAATATTGAAGATAGTGAGGGTAACATACTACATGCATATAAAAATTTCATTTTAAATAATGACGTATTCACTTATACGGGGTATACGGGTGAGACACACTATTTTAAAGTATGTGGATATAAGGATTGTATAACACCATCCCCAACACCAACATCAACAGAACTACCGACAAGTACTCCGAACCCAACGGCAACGGAACAACCTACACCAACTCCCGAACCAACACAGACATTAGCACCAACTCCAACATCAACTCAAATACCGAGACTCTCGGGGGTGGTCTTATCATTTAATCCGAATTCTAATAATCCAATCACGCTTAATGAACTTATACGACCATTTGTTGAACAATCATACGGGACAATATATTCATTTATATGTGATAACGATATTAACCAAATTGTTTTTGACCTTACTAAAACAACAACAGGGAATGCTTCTCAAATCCCTAATATAGGTGATGTTATTACGAACATTAATGATAACACCCCGTATTCTAATGATAACTTATTACATTTTAAGCAAACTACTTTCGGTACGTTCAATACAATGACGGATTATAGGTGGATTACCACCGATGAAAATGGGACAATAACCGATATCACTCAATTACCTCTTTGTCCGACACCGAATCCAACGGTAACACCTAATCCAACTGCGACGGAGAACCCAACGGCCACACCTGTTCCAACCTCAACAGAACAACCTACACCAATGCCAACGGTAACTGAACAACCAACACCAACACCGAACCCCACATCAACCCCCGAACCAACACCAAACCCGACGGCAACAGAGGTCTTAAATGACATCCCATTATCGTTTAATTACAGTTTGGGAATGGGATCTTTATCTTGGAGTGGTTTAACCCTTTCAGAGTTATCAGAAGCAACATGTAATGCGTTAGTGGGGAACTATATTATAAGTCAATATTATGGTACTTTAGGTGTGGGTACCCAATTCTACAATCCAAATAATATATCAAGTAATCAAAGTTGGGTGACTAATCAATACTTTGGTACAAACAACGCACCTAACGGCATTTGGGTACAGGGTTCAACCGAACATATAATTGAAACTGATTTTAATGGTGTTGTAACAAGGTACGAATCATTTAACGTGACATGTCCTTCACCTACATCGACACCAACACCCGAACCTACATCAACACCACAACCAACACCAATGCCCACAGTAACAGAGAATCCAACCTCAACACCTAATCCAACGGCAACGGAACAACCTACACCAATGCCAACCGCAACAGAACCTCCAACCGCGACACCACAACCAACATCAACGCCCGAACCCACACCAAACAGTAACGTTCAACTAAATTTTTACAATGATTTAAATGGTTTGACTGTTAGTCGCATTTATGTTAATACTAACGTGTATGATACGGGAGATTTCCCAATGTCATCAAACGAAAATACAACACTAACGGGATTATCTCACACGAATGGGTTGGTTGGGTTACAAATTGTATATGATTTCCAAAGTCAAAATAGTCCTAAGAACATTTATGTGTATGTGGATGGTGAATTGGATGTTACAACTTATACATCAACGGACATTACATTTACAATTGGTAATACAATTCCTGTACAGGACAATTCGATTATTACAGTTAGACAGTACAGTACTCCATTACCAACCTCAAGTCCTACCCCCGAACCAACATCTACCCCTATACCAACATCAACACCTGAACCAACAGAAGTACTTGGTGGTGTGGGTACTGCGGTGTCTTATACAACGGGTACATTATTTGATGCTTATTCATCGAGAGATGGTGTGACAACTACAGATGCATTTGACACAAACAACTTTGTGTGGCAGTTATATTATGCCCACCAAGAAGTGACATTAACATCGGGTACGCAAAACATAGGGTTACAACCACATACAAACGGGTCTAATTCATGGACATGGTTCTATGTTGAATCAAACTCGCAAGATACCATCGGTAATTGGCAAAGTGTTCAACAATTAACTACACAGATATATGGTAATTATTATTCGGGTGTTATGAAGTACTCGGATATTTCAAATAATATTACAATCCCCGAAAAAACCTATTTTATGATTGGTTGTTATGGTGGCCCTTATTATAGAGCGGTTAAGTCACTATCTGATAATAGAACCGCAATGGTATCGGGACAACCGTTTGTTACCGCAATTAATAAAGTGTGTTTGGGTAATTGGCCATCAGGTGGTACATCAACATCAACACTTCCATCACAATTAGGTGGTAGTGACAATGGTTATACCCTTTATGATGGACATTCTCACGTACATAGTGTAACCTTTAACTAAGGTCTAAATTTTTTAGATTACAACTAAAATAACTGATGTTTTTACTATTTATATAGAAAAGTAAAAATGTCATTGGAGATATCAGGTTTTAGCACCAATTTAATTGAATGTCAGTCAACCTTATCGGGTGATTGTTGTCCTATTGATCCCACTTTAGATGTGAGACCATGGGCATATAAATTCAACACTCATGGTGGTACCAATAATTGTGATTTCTTAATCGATAGAAGAACGGAAAAGGGGTGGACATTAGATTTTGTTTTCAATAGAGAAAATCTACCGTGGTCTCTTGGGAGTGTTTTCTATTTTTTTGGTGTTAGGGACGAGAATGACCCGTACTTATACGCTGATAACAATTTATCATTTTCTTTTACTTCTGATGGTAGAATTAAGTGGCAGGCATATAGGTATTCGGGATCGTGTGTTAATGAATCATACCAAGAAACTTTTTATATAGACTCAGGGGTAACACCCATATTATGTTCTAATGGAACTTCTAAAGATTTTAATATTACTGTTGTATTTGATCGTCACCTAAGACACACTGAATGTGAAATAGAAAATGCAGGTGGATGGAATGACCTAATAACGGGAGATACTATAATGAACGCATCTGATGTTGTTTTATCGGGTTCCACAGAATCGATAAGGTATACGGAAGAATTAAATAAAGATTGGAATGATGAGAGGTACGCTCGTTTGGGTATTCTTAAAATATACCTAAATGGTTGGCCCATATATAAAATAGATAATTGGGAAGAGATAGTACCGTCGAAAAGAGGGTTCCAACCCTTCATACAGTCGTGGGGTGGGGGAACCACAGGTTCGGGTAATATTCATGTCGGAACCACTTCATTTAACTTAAAAACAATAAAATACATTGAACAACCTCTAAATGCATTGGAGGTGAAACACCACTACATAACTCAG